ATTGTATCTGTGCTATTTTTCGTACTAAAATGTTTTTGCAATTCTGTAAGGTAACATATGTTGCAATAGCAAAATATAATGATTGTTTATTTCTTTGAATAAATTTTATATTCTTTTCTCTTGCAATGATGTAAGGTGCTTTACCTTTTTCTGTTTTTCGTTTTGTTATTTCATTATCAATGAAACTTGTATAGTATGGTTCAAAACCATCTACTAGTGATTTAACACTACCCATACCTTGTGTACCTCTAACGATACTATTGAAATATGTTTTAATTTTCATACCTACGCCTAAATCGTCTGTACTATTAAACTCATTTAACATAGGTCCTGCTTTTTGTAAACTACCTTGTGCCATTCTTAACTGAGCGTTGAACGCTGAAACTTCTGCACGATTGAAACTTGCACTACCACTAGTGTCTTTGTATTCTGCACTTGGTACCCACACACTACTACTTCTGATTCCTTTAACATAACCAAAGTTAGCATTTAAGCTATCCATTCTGTCACCAACATATTGTGTATGGAACACTATGCCCATTCTAGCACGAGCAATCTTTTTACCGACCGCACTTGAAACAGGCATAGCATATGTTATAGTATTAGGAGTAAAGGTAATCATTGATTGCCCGTCAATGTTATTCACTTTCTTATCTTCATTAGTAAAGAGACAATCACCTTGGACAATGCCTCTTATACCTAATTTTTTTAGTTCTCTTAATGCAACTTCTAATTTTGGACCAACACCACCTGGGTGATTCTTTCTTATGTCTGCTGAAGTGTAATTGATTTTAGGAGTTTTATTGAATACAGATTTTGTACCGACAAAGAATTTGCCGTTTTCAGGATTAGTTCCACATACTATCGCAGGAGCGCCATCCCACTTAACGGTTACATTTACTTTATTGCTAACATTACCTGTTAACATTTTCTGTAAAGATTGTAGAAACGCTATAGCGTTCTTACCGCCTGCCAGGCCGTTATTAATTATTTCGTCTTCTAAATGCTCAAGGTGTGTGTTCGTACCTGAGCTAGAATATCCTTTAAAACTAAACATTTTTGTCCTTCATTTTTTCCATATACAAATAAACTATCCATTAATATAAATTTTCACTTCGTTGTGCTACTATTTATAAGTCTTATGACACCTTAACAAAGAAAGAAGATAAATCAGTACTAGAAGCTGCATATTTTATAATATCTGTACATACTTTATTTCTTTGTGTTGTTGTAGCTGTCATCATAGTGTCTAAAAACAATAGACACATATTCTTTGAGAATATAAAACTACCACCTTTGTCAATACATTGTTTGCTAAAAGTACTACTACTATCTAATGGATTATTAACATACTTCTTATATAGTTGGTACATATCATTCAACTTAACTTGATTACCTGGTGTTTCTTTCCAACCAGACCTTATACCTTGTGAACCTATAGATTTTCGTATGTGTTTCTCACAATAGAAATTTACATTACCTGCACCGATTTTACCACCGGCAGCACTCAATCCTTTTATTTCTCCTTGCCAACTTGAAGTAGAATTAAATGCTCTAAACTGAACATTCGCACCACCCATACCCATATACATATCAATTGACGAAAAGAAATCGTTGTTGCTTCCAAATTTATGACTTTTGTAATCGTGTGATATTAACTTCACTCTTTCAGGAGCATTATACTCTTCTAACTTAACGGTACTACCTAGTTTCTTTAGAGAGATACCTAGTAAGAAAGTTCTAGGAGAATTTAATCTACCTGCTTTATCTAATACTGCTTGATTTAATATTCCCCAATCTTGCTTAAACAATGCAAGAGGATCCGAACCTGGTGTCATTGTAGTCATCCATATATCACCTGGATTCCATTTGTCATCTGAAAAACTACCTGGCGCTAATGGTGCTCTACCATCTTTCTGTGCCATTTGTTTATCTATTCTAATTACTTCTTTTTTAGCTGCATATACTTTACCCATAAAAGTACTGCCTCTATGAAAGTAAACACCACCAGTAACCCTTGATGAATACTTTTTATAAATTTCGTTTGCTGTTTTTAGAAATGTACCACTATCAATCCAATCTTCTGGTACTCTATCTTTAAATGCTTTGTAAGCAACGGTCGCCTGTACATAACGAGCAGCCTTTTCCATATTGGCGTCTGTAATGTCTGCTAACTTTATTGGACCTTTCTTAACATTAAATGCTAATGAACAATAATAACATTGTCCACTTTCAGTAATTGCTGTCACGGCTGCACCACCACCTGAACCACCTCCACCACCAAATAGTGTTGACTTATGGATTGTTGTAAGTGATACTTCTTCTATCTTACTTCCTGTAGAAGATTTGACTTGAATAATACAAGGCCAAGTATTAGGTTTTGATACAATTGCGATACCTTCTAGTTTACGACCACTACCTGAAGAACCTTCAGCAAATCGTTCTTTATTGTTTATCATTAATTGTACAATTTCAAAACGAGACTTACCAGCATACTTACCATTCTTGGCTGCATATGGTCTGTTGTCTCTTATAAAATCTGTCTTTTTAAAAACTGCCATTGTTATTTATCCATTAATTTTTTATTACTCTCTTATACTACAACATATTTATTCATTTGTCAAGCTGGCGACCTCGGCAGGACTTGAACCTGCAACATCCAGTTTAGAAGACTGGTGCTCTATCCAGTTGAGCTACGAGGCCATACTCCAGATTGGTGCCACCGACCGGACTTGAACCGGTAAGGATTACTCCGACGGATTTTAAGTCCGTTGTGTTTACCAATTTCACCACGGTGGCGACCTTAGATATTAAGCGTAAACGGTAGTTGTTTGTTGTGCGATAACTAAGTCAACTGCCTTTTCCCATAGTTTAGAAGCGGCGTCATTAGTCTTAAATCCATATTCTTTTGCAAAGTCCATAGATGAAGAAGACAAAACACCATCAATAGGCATTGTGTGATTAGTAATGATTTTAGCGATAGTCTCTAACTTCGCTGTGCTGTAGATAAGACCTTCTTCGGTAGTTATTTCAAGTTCGCCATTGTTAGCAGATAAGAAATTGATTAGGTCTTTTGAGTTAGTGTTTGGAAAGTTCATAGTAAATCCTTTAGTTGTTGTTTCATCATTGATTATGTGTATATAATAACACACTCATAGCATAGTGTCAAGCGAAAAACGAGCAAAAAGTAAAAAAAAGTGAATTAATTTGGTTCTAATTCACAAAGAAAGTGAGGTATCCCACCGTTTACTTCCCATACTCTTTCTTTATTCTGAAATCTAACTAGTGACCTAGCATCCTTTTCAAAAAAGAAATCTTTGACAATAACATTAGTAGGTTTTTCTATTACTCTCCAGTACATCCTACCTCTCTTCTTAATCATTGTCTTAGTATAGTGTAGTTTTTCTCCACGCTCTAAGCTTCTACTTTGTGTTTGTTTTGTTGGTGATGTGTTTTTTCTAGGCATAAGTTTATACTTTAAAATCTGAAAATTTGTCGTAAGGGTCTTCAGCAAATTCTTTCTCCTGGTTAGCGTCTACAATGTTTTGTGCTTTTTGCTCTACATCATACAATCTCATCTTACTTCTATCAACGCCAATAATAAAACTACGATTGATTGATGGGTCGCTATACCGGTTCTTCAATTGTTTTACTTTCATTTGATTAAGATTATCTAACTCTTCGTTAGTCATCAAAGCAAACATAAAGTCGGCAGTAGCAGGTAGACCAAAACTTTCGGAAGTATCTTCAAGTCCAATATCAGTAGAAGTGAAACCACTTCTTGTTGTTTGTGTAGCAGTAAATATAGGTAATTTAAATTCTACTGCAAGACCTCTTAACTCTTCTGCAATCGCTTTGATATAGAAGTAAGATGATATGTTACCACCTTTAAATCTACTTGAAGCACATATGTTAAGATAATCTATGAAGACTACATCTGGTTTAAAACTTTTCTTTAATGCAAGTTCATTTAATAATGACTTGAAGTGACCACTATGAGCAGACGCTGTTGGATATTCTTTGACGATTAATGTACCAGGACTTTTTGATTTTAACTTTTTAATCCTGTCATCAAACATATCTTTAGGTAAAGCGTGTAAGTCATCTGTGGTTACATCTAATAAATTACTATCAATTCTTTCTGCGATTCTTTCTTCTGCCATCTCCATTGTAATGTATAAAACATTTCTACCTTCAAGTATTGAGGTAGCAGCGAGGTGACACATAAACAAAGATTTACCTACACCGGTACCGGCAAGACATACATTCAATGTCTTCTGTGGCACACCGCCTTTAGTTATTCTATTGAAATATTGTAGGTCAAATGGAAGTCTTAATTCTTTTTTATGATAATATTCATATCTATCATCTGCGTCCCCAATGTAATCATGCCCAATATGATTATCAAAAGACACAGCAAGAGCTTCAGATAAAATTGAAGGAATGGCCTCTGCATTTCTTTCCTTGTCTTTTCCATCCAAGATTTTAATGCCGTTAAGTACTGCATTGTTTACCGCCTTGTCTTTACAGAATTTCTCCGTAGTGTCAAACAACCATTGTATATCACTCTCTTGTGGAGTTAATCCGTTTATTGTTGTTTTAATAGCCTTAAACTCTTCCTCGTTAATATCTTTACGATTGTTTAATTCTATAATCAAGGTCTCTTTTGTAGGAAGATTATTATATTTAGTTATGAAATCATAGACGGACTCAAATAAAAGTTTATCACTTCTTGTACCAAAGTATTCATCTTTTAAAAACGGCAATACCTTTCTAGCGTATTCTTCATTGAATACTAAGTTTGTCAATATTGTGTCTTCAAGTCTATTTGTCATCAAGGATTGTTCCATCATTTATTCTCTCATCTAAAAGTTCGATTAATATATCACCAATATACACTAAAAATGCTTCTTTGTCAAGGTCCAAGTCCAGTTCTTCTGGTTTCTTTAATAGAGTCCATTCAAACTGCAAAGGCAAATTACCATCTGCGTTTTCTTCTTGTGCAAATTGTACCTTGCCGTACTTGTATATAACATCTTTGTACTGACCTTCAACGATTTTTATACAACTAAAATCGTCTCCTGGTCTTTGTGCAAAAGTGTATCTTTTATCCGTAGAGGAATTTTCTTTTGGCTGCTTCATCTATCTTCTCTAATATTTCAGTTGTAAAATACTCTTCTGGATTATCAATGATTGTTTTACCAAACACTTTCTTTCCATCAGGTAACTCAATTCTAGTAGATACTTTTTTGAAAATTTCTGCTTCAACAGCAATATCTAATAGTCCGTAATACTTGTCTAAACCTTTTGAATAAGTTAACAATACATCAACTATAGAATTTTCTTTTGTTAACCTTGACTTGTAGTTTTTACAATGAATAATATTACCGACAACTTCTGTGCCGTCTTTTACTTTTCTCTTTGATAGATAAACAATATTACTAGCGGCGTATTTCAATCCTGAACCACCACCCATTTCTTTTTGAGGAAACATAGAACCAATAACATCATATGTGTGATTAGTCATAATCATAGGAACATTTGCTTTACCAAGTTTTAAAGTTAATACTCTAAATGTAGATTTGACAATTTGTGACCTTGTCATATCTCTTGTTTCTTTACCGTCAGCAGTATCTTCCATTTCTTTAGTTGTAGATAACATACCTAAACTATCTAATACAAACATAATAGGTTTTCTAACACTCTCTGGTTGTTCTAGGTACTTGTCTACTACTTTGATTGCTTGTGCTCTAAACTCTTGTACGGTTGCAACTGGTACAACGACAAATCTTGTACTATCAATACCTCTATCTTCAATCATATTTTTAGATACGGCACTTTCACTTTCAAAGTAAATAACACCTGCGTCTTTGTCTGTCTCTAAAAAATGTTTACAGATACCTAATGCAAAGAAAGTCTTTCCTGTTGCAGCTTCGCCAGCGATTGCTGTAATCTTATTACCTGGCATACCACCATATATACTGCCTGATAGTAAGGCATTTAATGAATAACAACCTGTATCAACAAAATTTGATACATCACCAGCATCCACACCTTCACTTGCAAGGGTGGCGTATTCATTGCCAGTTTCTTTTATTATATCTTTTAAAAAATCACTCATAGATTACTCCATTCAATTGTCTACATTG